ATGATTGGTGTTGCACTAAGGATTAAGCTAAGTGCGATTAATAGTTTTTTCATTTGTATTGCTCCTCTATCATCTCGTTCATTCTCGCATCCTGCGATAAGCTCCTTAATGCTTTCCTATTATCCACTATCGTACCACCTTGTAAAGCTACACTATCAGGGTAGTAATTATCAGGTATCGTATACACATAGTAGTTTGTTAAATTAGTTACATTGTTAAGTTGTTTTAATATGGCTGACTGTGATACTTCATTAGCAATAGTCAAGGCATTAGTCGTATCAGCAAGTTTTAGTTCTAATGACTCTTCGTCTTCTTCTTCATCATCTTTATCTGCTTGTTCATCTTCAAGCAATTCTCTGTCTGTTTCTTTTTGTGCAATAGCTACTGACTCATCTTGCAATGCATCGTAATCAGGAATGTCAGGCAATTTTGGTGGTGGTGGTTTTTTGTAACCCGGACAGTTAGGGTCACTTTGTGGGTCGAAACAAGGGTTAAATCTGTATATGTACCTTACATCTGCACCTTCTATACTGCCTGTGCCTTCTTGCTTGAGCCTACCATCACCAAATATTGCAATAGGTGTATAAGGCAAAGCTATAGTTCTTCTGACCTCTATTCCTCCTTCACGCTGTGACCAGTCCTGTACATCTTGAAACACATAGCCACCACCTACTTTATCGTTTTCAAGAGTTACAATGTAGTCATCTTCTTTGTTTTTAATTGGTGTGTATTTATAGGTTATTCCTGACACATCCATGCCATCAATGCCATTAGAACCTAAATATGTAGGAGTCATTGTCCATTCTAACCCACTTATTGCTACGTTAGGTGTGTAACCAAAGCTGTAAGCGTGTACGCTAAAAGAGCAGGATAGCAGAAGCAACAGCACCCATAATCTTGAGAGCATCATCTCTTTTCTCCTGTGCAGATTTTTCATGTTCACGTGTTTCTACTGGTATGTCTTCTGTGTGTACTTCCCAAGCTCTTGCGGCGGCATCGCCAATTAATCCCTCGTATGGGCAACTTGTTCCTGCCATTTTCATGGCTTGGAATATTGCAGGGTCTTGACAAAGTAAAGATACACTAGCCACTTTCATTCCTGCTGAGTACAGCATTCGTGCTTTCTTTAGCAGGAGGCAGTTAGCCTCAGTATACGTAGCTCCAAGGCTCAACGATAAGATTTGAGTGCCTAACGCACCACTAGAAGATATTGTACAAAGGTCTGAGTTGTTACCACCGACATTCGGACTGATAGCACTTGGTGGTGGAGAATTTACTGTCGTTTCGTTTTCTGACTTTGTAGTCACCGTAGATGTCGTATTCTGCGTTATAGAGCTTTCGTCTACAGCATAAACAGATACAGGAATAACCATAATAATCCAAAACGCGGCTACTATGCCAAATGCTATTGCATTGTTTATTCTTCTATTCACCCTACGGTATAACTAGAATTAAATGCTATAACTGTTTTTCTTTCTTTACCATTACATGGTGACCTGTGTCTCATCCAAGCAGGAATTGTAACAACATCACCTTCATTAGCTTCAAATTGGATTTTTTCACCATCAATTCCTAGAATTTCTGTTTTATATTTATTATCAGGTAACTCTATGTAATAGCAATTAGTAAAGTGTCCATCAGGATGATTGTGCCATGCATGTTCTTTATTCAGTCCATACTGTTGAAACCAACTATTTTTTATAGACCAAGTGTAATCTGTTCCTAAACCTAGTTGTTGACCAATAGTGACCATTACAGGTCTAATAACATCACTATAAAAATAATCTAGATATTCTCTTTTTTCTTCAATCGGTATTTTCCAATCAGAATTTAATCGTTCTACGTTTGTATTTATTTGAGTATCAAAAGTTTCTGTAAAATCTTTTATGTAATTTAACAAAATAGATTTGTGTTTTTTATGCTCTTCAATTGTGTTAACAATAATTGGGTATTTATCCATAATTAACTGGAGGGATAATCATATGACTATCATCTCCTATTCCTGAATTGACAGCACCAGTAACAAAAGTATTAAAAGCAATAGATATTCTAGTATCCAAATCACCTTGAACAACTTCTACCTCGTGTTCTAAAGTAGATGGAAATAATACTAATCTTTTTGGAATAGCATCTGCTCTATATGAATAACTGTTGAAAGCTGTCATTTGGCTTTTGTCAGGTAATACAGGCATAATGCCAAAATCTCTTTCTTTATAAAATAATATAGCATCTCTGTCTTTAACAGTATTTAAATAAAAAACTCCTGAAACTATTGAGTTAGGATGTGTATGTCTATGATGTGATTCACCTACATTAGTTTTATTTGCCCAACAATGAGTAATGTAATGTCTAACTGTATCAGGAGGGTTAATTGTTTTTCTTATGTAATCAGCTAATGATGTCTTAAAGAAAAAAGCTAATCTTTTTAATTCATCATGGTCAAGAAGAGTTTTTGATTCACTAATAGTGTTGTGTATATTTGGTGTATATTTCAGATTATGTATAAAATCATATTCTGATTGGTGTATTGTTTTTTTATAATCGTAAAATCCAAGTGGTGTTGTAAAAGTTGATTCAATCATTTATAAGCTCCTTAATGCTTTTTAGTTTACCACTTACCAATAGGACACGTTAATAATTCTAAACTAATTTTTGCTTTAATAAAGCAACCACATTGCATACAAACTAATTCTTTTTTTGAAACATGTTCGCACGATGTACAAATATCTTTTCTTTTTTGTTTTAGTTCTTTACTCGCCCATATACGTTTATCAATTACTTTTTTCATACATAAGTATCATCTTCCCACTTTAATGTAATTTCACCTGATTTGTATGATGTAGCTTCAGGAAATGTAGGTGCATCAGGTGCGCCTTCATCTATTGTATGTGTAACCTCACCATCTTCTTCTATTGTTTCTGTTACATAAGCATCTTGCCAAGCAGTAAATGCAGTATTAAATTCTGTAACTTCAGAAGCTAATATTAAGTCAGCTACTGCTTTTATAACTGATGTGCCTTTTTCTGTTTGATACACTTGCATTGTTGATGACTTGTAATCAATAACTCCATTACTATCTGCATCTACATCTACTGCTTTGTAATGTAAAGGTGTTGATGCACTAGCACCTCCACCATGCGTTACATTTACACCCGAAACAATTTCTATATAATGTAAACAAGAATGTGCATTACCTGTGTACGTAAATTGTAGTTCTAATGTGTCATCAGCAGTATATGTACCACCTAATATTCTTTTTGCTTTTAAGTCTGCCATAATAAATCCTCTATGAAATTTTTCCTGTATTACCTGCTAATGCACTACCTGCCGAACCTGAAGAACCTGCTGAACCGTTTGCTGTACCGTTTGAACCTGCCGCTCCACCACCACCCGGAGTGTGGTTATATGGCATACCACCATATGTATGGTTAGTGTATGCCGCTCCTGCTGAACCTGCATTACCTAAATTACCTCCTGCACCTCCATTACTAGCAGGTCTTGGACTGCAATAATAAGGATAATAAGCACCACCACCTTGAGCAACCATTGCACCACCTGCTCCACCTGTAGTCGTTCCACCATCTGAGCCTAGGTTTTGATTTGAAGTTCCTCCACCATTTGAACAGTTTTGAGCATTTGCATTATTACCACCGTTTGCGCCCCCACCGCCGCCTCCACCGAAGCATTTATTAGAAGAAGCACCTCCGCCGCCTCCTCCACCATTTCCAGTAATAGTTAAAGTTCCTGCTGAACCTCCTGCACCTCCTGAACCACCAGTTCTTGTACCTGCTGTGTCAAATATAACAGATAAATTATTATCACCTGTTTGCGAGTGTTCAAATGCATTACCACCATTACCACCATTGCTTCCGTTTTGTGCTGAAGTTGCTGAACCTGAGCCTGATGCACCTGCTCCACCTGCATGTCCGTTTAAGTTATGCCCTCTTGCCGCATCGTGAACACCACCTGCTATTCCCGGACACCACGCAGAACCGGGTTGTCCACCTTGTCCTCCACCTGCCGAGCTTGGATTACCACTAGCATTTGAACCACTACTACCTGTTGAACCATTTGCACCAACAATTGCACCATTGTTTATTATGTTAATAGTAGTGCCACTACCCCAACCTGTATCTGTTTTCATAGCAGGTGTACTAGATGATGATGAGCTGACTGTTACACCACTATTAATTGTTAATATAACTGGTGTATTTTGGTCACCACCTGCCGCAACTGCGGCTGTTTTAATGTTGTAATTTGATGTGTTACTTGATATAGTTAATACTGTTGCGGCAACAGAACCATAAAAAGAGTTCATACTAATTTGACCTGATGTTGCAATACCGGGATTTGCACCTGCCGGTACTAAATCACCACCACCATAATATTCGCTCATAGAGTGTGGTGCAGAACCACCAAACTCAGCAACAATGTCACCGTTAATAGATAAGTTAGCACCTTCTGATTTTACAGCCATTATTTCTTCTCCAGTTGTTCTACTTTCGCAGTAAGCTCCTTAATTGATTCGATTAGTATTGATGTTAACGCACCATAGTTTACACCTAGACTTGTTTTTTCTGCACCAAACTGTGGTGGTATAGATTTAACTGCTTCAGGTAAGACTTTTTGTACATCTTCAGCAATAACTCCTGCACTTTCTCTGTTGTTATGATTATATTTAAAACTTACACCTTTCAAAGATTTAAGTTTATCCAAAGCATTTTCAATAATATTAACATCGTGCTTTAAAGCTAGTGATGAAGCTGTTGTAGATGAAAACGCTACTACGTCACCATCAACGTGTAAATCACCATCTGCTTCTAAACGCATTTCATTGTTACCGTTAACATAAAAATCCATTTGTGTATCAGCAGTAAACTTGATATAGTCTCCTGCATCAGCACCAATCTTGTTTGCACCTAAAAGCAAATCGCCTGTCATAGTGCCACCTGCTTTTGCTAATTTAGCATCAAGTTGTGTTTGTACTGCACTTGTAACACCATCTACATAACCAAGTTCTGTAGCTGTAAGTGTTGCAGGAATGCCATCAAGAACATTAATTTCTGCCGCAGTTGATGTAACTGCTGTGCCACCTACTTTAAATTGCCCTGCTGTTAAATTAGGCTTAATAGCGGTTGTGCCATCTAGTAAGTCATCAATTGAATCTAAGTTTGTATTTATTTTTGTACCCCAAGTATCTGCTGAAGCTCCCACCTCAGGCTTAACAAGGGTAAAGGTTGTAGTAGTTGTATCAGCCATACTTGTTCTCCATCATTAAAAAGTTCCTTGCCATACTCGAAATTTGTCAAAC